CGCGCAGCTGCACCTTCTCGATGATCTGCCACATCACCATCTCGAGCGCCGGCTCGAGGCCGCTGCTGTCGATCTGGATCAACCCGTCGCCGTTGCGTAGCGCATCGGTCTTGGCCTCCAGCGCCTTGATCTGCGAGTCGATCAACCGCGCCTGCTGCTCGGCGGCTTCGCGCTGGATGTCGAGCTGCTGCTCGATGGCGTTTTCCAGGTCCCACTGCTGGCTGAAATTGAGCCCATCACTGGCCAGGGTGCCGAACAGGTTGTTCACCGACTCGCCCATGGCGGCGATGGTGTCGCTGGTCGCGCCCAGGATCGCCTCGATGCGCGCGGTGTCGGCCTCCAGCTCGGCGACGTTGAGCTGCACCGCGAATTCCATGGCCTTGATGCGCTCGTTGCTGGCCAGCTTCTCCAGCGCCAGCTCCTGCTCGAGCACGGCGTCGCGGGCCTTGAGGATCGCCTCTTCGGTGTTGAGCGTCTCGGTGGCCAGCGCTTTCTGCGCCTTGGCGCCGGTGTCGGCGCCGTCGCGCATCGTCTCGTAGTAGGCGGTCAGCTCGTCGAACTGCTGCTGCGAGATCAGCCCCTGGTCGAACGCGGCGCGCACCTCGGCGTAGGCGGTCTCCAGCTCGCCGAGGTTGTTGGCGTAGCGGTAGGCGCCGTCCTCCGCCTGGCTCCAGGCATCCCCCAGCCCGCCGATCTCGTCCAGCGTGCCGCGCAGCGCCTCGGCAGTGCGCTCCTGCTCGTCGGCGAACGTTTTGGAGCCCTTCCATGCCTGCTCGACCATGGCGTCGTAGTCGGTGTACTTGGCGTTCACCTCCGCCATCATCTGGGCTTCGCGCTGGCGGGCGTCAGCCTGCCGGTTGACGCCCATGACGGCCTCGGCCACCTCCTGGTTGGTGCGGCGCGTCCACTCGGCGAGATCCTCCTGCGCCTCGCCGGCGCGCACCCAGTCATCAATGGCGTAGTCGTAGACCAGCCGGCCGTCGTCGATCGCCTGGTTCTGGTCGATGATCGCCTGAGTGGCGGGGTCCACTGCATCGCCGAGGCCGGTGAACGTGGTCACCATGTCGTAGACGCCCTTGCCCACCAGGCCGGCGGCGGCAACCAGCCCCAGCGGGCCGGTCATCACGCCCACCAGGGTGCGGATGATACCGGTCGACTTGGTCACCACGCCGCCGCTGCCGGCGAAGGCGCTCATCACGCCCGTCACTGCCGTGGTGGCATTGGCCAGGGTGCTGAGCGCGAGCGCCAGGCCGCCCACCGCGCCGGCGGCGGCCACCGTGCCCGGCTCCAGCTCCAGCACCCAGCCGGCGAGCTCGGCAAGCTGCTCGAGGAACGGCCCGATAGCGGTCACGGCACCAGCGGTGTAGGAGCTCAACGTCTCGAAACCCAGCCCTACCGTCTCGATCACGCTGGCAAGCCCTTCGGCGCTGGTCAGGTCGGCGCCGTCGAACAGGTCGGCGATGGCCTCGCGCACCCGCTCGATGCCGCCGAAGAAGCTGGAGAAGTCGGCCTGCTCCAGCGCCTCGGGCAAGTTCTCGGCCACGTCGCGCAGCGTCTGTTCCATGCCCTCGAACATCGACTCGAGCTGGTCGACGAACCCCTCGAGCTGGCCACCCTGCACGCTCGCGCCGATGGCATTGAAGATCTCGGCGATGGCCTCCTGGATCCCGCCGAACTCATCGAGCAGCGGGTCGCCCACGGCGATCAGCGCCCCGCGCATGGCGTTCTGGATGCGCTGGCTGCCGTTCTCGATGTCGCCGGCCATCTTGTCGTAGGCCGCGGCCGTGGCCCCGGCGCTATCCGCCATCTCACCGATGGTCGCGGCGAACTTGTCGGCGCCCAACCCGGTGAGCGTCAGTGCGCCGTTCAGCGCCTCCACGTCGCCGAACAGCAGCGCCATCTGCTCCGTGCTGCCGCCGGTGGCCGCTCCCACCTCTTCCATCAGGCCGGCAAAGCCTTTGCTCTCAAGAGCGGCGGCGCCGAACTCGATGCCCAGCTCGGCCGCCAAGTCCTTGGCCTGCTGGGTCGGCTTGAGGATGTTTGAGATCGCCCCGCGCACCTGGGTGATCGCCTCGCTGGTGCCAGAGCCGGTGGCAGTCAGCGTGGCCACGGCGGCGAGCAGCTCGTCGAAGCTCACGCCCGCGGTGGCGGCAAGGCCGGTCACGCTGGCCAGCGAGTTGCCCAGCTCGGGCAGCGTGGTCTGGCCGCTGCGCACGGTCTGAAACAGCAGATCGCTGAAGGTGGCGGCCTCGTCCATGCCCTTGCCGTAGGCATTGAGCGAGGAGACCAGCACGGTCAGCGACTGATCAAGAGTCGCGCGGCCCGCTACCGCAAGTTGCTCGGCCTGGCGCACCGCCTCGATCGAGTCGGTGTAGTCGACGCCCGCAGAGATGGCGCTGTAGATCGCCGAGTTCACCTGGTCCAGCGCCTGGGTGCTCTCGCTGCCGTAGTCGAGGATCTCCTGGCGGAATCCACCCAGGGCCTCGGTCGGCGCGTCGATCAGCGTGGCGATCTCGCGGAACTGGCTGTCGAAGTCGCCAGCGAGCTTCACGGCGAACGCCGTGGCGGCGGCGCCGGCGGCGAGCAGCGCGCCCTCGAACTTGAACACGTCGGCGGTGAAATCAGCGAGCGGCCTGGTAGCGTCGTCCACGGCACCGGCGATGGAATCGATCTTTCGTGTGGCGCTGTCCACGCCGGCGCCCATCTGGTCGACGCCCTGGAAGATGATGGCGACGCTTTTCTCGAGATCGGCCACTGGCCACCTCCATCGAGCAGGCATGAAAAAGCCCAGCGCGATGGCTGGGCTGTTAATGAAAGCACTACATTTTAGTCAAATTTGATGTGTAGAGGACCTGGTTGCATCTTGATGACGAACTGAGAGACATGACCTCCTGGACTCAGGACCTCAATGTAGTTTTTACCATCTACAACCGCTGAGGCCGCTTCAAGTTCAGAAGTAACACGATGATCATTTACACGCAGAATCGAAAACCCCTCACTCAATTTACCATAGAAAGGTGACGCCTGGTGAATAGAACTCACTCGAAGGCCTTGGGAGGGTTTTTGAGACTCTGAAGTAGAAGCCGAGGACTGCTCCGTGTCGCACTCACTACTGGAAAATTCTTCTCCAGATTGCCTAATTTCAGCCCCCATGGCTACACGCAATTGATCACAAGAATTTTTATAAATGCCATTGACCATACTAAATAGCGCGGCCAGTAATAATGCGCCCACCGTCTGCCCTATCCCGACTGCCCAGATAAGTGGATTGATCTGAGTTGTCGTCTTCCAACCACTAGAGTTCGGCACCTCGATCTGACCATGCTCGGCAATAATAAGAAAACTAGCCACAGTGGTGATCCCAGCCAGCACCCACGTAAACACTACCCATCCATCCCAACGTTTTCTATTTGGAAACCCCATGTTATCTCCCTTCTCCTTCGCTTTCATTCCATCGGCAATCTTCAGTTCCCTGAGCGAGGGTAGCATGGCAGCGGAGGCGAGTTGCTCACCCTTTTGGCTGACACTGCAGCTCGCGCTGGTTAAAGTGGAGCTGCCAAAGCTCGCACTCCAGCGGCGTGAGCATGGCGAGCGGGAACAGATCGGGGCGCACCCGAAACAGGAACTCGCCCTTCAGGTCGCAGAGCTGGAGGGCGATTTGGATGTCTTGCTGCCTGAAGAGCGCTTCGGCTTTCCCGGCTCGGCTCCCAGGCCGGTCAGCCGGGTGATCTCGCTGGTCAGCTGGTAGAACTCCACCGGGTATGCCTCGGCGAGCTTCACGGCGAGCTGGTGATTGCACTTGGGCGCCACGCTGCCCAGCACCAGCATCTCGATGCGCTTGGCCAGGTCGTCGGGCACGCTCGCGCCAGTGCCGAGCAGCTCGCGCACCGCTTCGCTTACCTTGTCGTCGACGCCGGAGAGCAGCCCCTCGGCGATGGCAGTGCGGCTGCGGTTGCGCGCCTGCGCCTCGTTGGTCTGCGCCAGATCCGCGCCGCTCAGCCCGCGCACGCGCCAGGTGGGCGTCTCGCCCTCAGGCACGCCCTTGAAGAACGCCGCCAGGTCGGGCACCGGCACGTCCTTGGTGCGTGCATCGAACGAGGTGCTGGTGAACTTCTGGATGTCGAATTCCATGCGTCACTCATCCACGGGAAAAGAGGCCTGCCCCGGCGGCCGGGGCAGAGGTGGCGGGCTCAGGCTCAGCCGTCGAAGTCGGTGCTAGCCTGCTCGGCGGAGATGGTGGCGTTCACCGTCACGTGGTCGCCGGCCGGGTACGAGCGGGAAATGCCGAGAATGCCCTGCGTCAGCGAGAACGGCGCGCGGTTGCGGTCCTGAAACCAGCGGAACCACAGGCGCTGGTTCTTGAGCTTGACGATGGGATCGGTGATGCCGTCCTTCGCCCGATAGGTGAACGATGCCTGCCCTAGCGACCGGGAGACCGAGCCCAGCGCGCCGGAGTAGGTCTGCGTCGAGTTGACCGAGTGCGACTCATCCGCCGGCACCCAGCCCGAGCTGTTGGGCAGCTCGACGAAGATCGGCGTGTAGCCGGTCACGCTCACTTTCTTGGGCAAGTTTCCGGTGTGGATGGCCGGCAGCGCGGTGGCGAAGTGCACCTCGCCGGCGGCCGGGTCCTCGCTCCAGATCGGGAAGTCGTAGCGCTCCTGATGCACTCCCACCACCTGGAACACCTCGGTATCGGAAACCGGCGCCGCCGCTGCGGTGGTGAGACGCACCTGGGCGATCTCGATGCTGTCGACGGGGATCAGCGGCGGGCCACCGGCGGCACCGCGCTGCTCGCTGAACGACGTTCCCGCGCTGCCCTGCACCGCCACCAGCGAACCGGTGTTGTCGACGGTGATGGAGTTGATGAGGTGGGTGTCGGTAGCGGCCCGAGACACGCTCACGCTGGCGGCGGCAACGGAGAGCAGCCCGTCGGAGTCGGCGCCGGTCACGCCCGGCATATAGGCGGTGAGCGCGGCCACGTCGACAGAGTCGTTACCGCTGCCCGCCTGCACCCGGCCGCCGGTGGCCAGGCCCCACGGCACGACCGCCGTCTCGTAACCGCTGCGGCCGGACCACGGCGCGAACGAGGCCTCGAACACGGTACGGTCGCCCGTGTCGCTCATCTCCTCCCAGTCCTGATAGCTCTGCCCGGATTCGTACTCGAGCATGCCGTTCTCGGTGATCGCCATGAATGGCTCTCCTGTGTTGCGTTACGAAGGCGCCCGGCGGCCGGGCATGAAAAAGCCGCCCGTGGGCGGCGAGCAGGACTTTGTGGCGCCAAAGTTACGGCGAGCTGTTGGTGTAGGGGTCGCCCAGGTCGTGGCGCCAGCGCACCTCGAGCACGATGTCGACGCCGATGATGTCGCTGCCCGGCTCGGGGTAGTAGATAGTCGAGCCGGTGTAGCGCACCGTCTCGGCCAGGTCACCCAGGGTGCGGTCGCCGCCGGTGGCCGCGGCGATCAGGGCGGCAAGAATCGTGTTGGCCTGGGTGCTCCAAGTCTCGTGGTCGGCGTCGGCCTGGTGCACGGTCTCCACGCCCACCTGCGTGGTCACCACCGCCTGGCGGTACACCTGATCGTGCTCCACACTGGCGTCACTGCCGTCCCACAGGCTGATGGCCGGCAGGTTGCGCACGTCGAGCTCGCTGTTCGCCCGCTGAGCGGGGGTGCCGCCGAACGCCGGCAGGCCAGAGAGCTTGGCCGCCAGGGCGTCGAGGATCTGTTCGCGAATCGGGGTTGGCATAGGTCACTGCCTCTTGAGCAGGCGATCGGCCTCGTAGGCCAGCCGCTGCATCAGCCGGTTGCCACTGGGCGCCTGCAGATCGTCCTTCACGTCGGTGAAGACCTGGCTGGTTGACGGGCCATACAGCACCTTCAGCCCTTCACTGCGACCCAGGCCGGGGCCGTACTTGGTGCGAATGGCGATGGCCTGCACCCCGTTGCCGAAGCGGATGAAGAAGGCGCCGGGCATGCGCTGCTTGCCACCGGTGGGCTTGACCTGCACGCCGATGCCGCCGCGGGCGTACTGGCGGTGCGGGTAGCGGGTCAGCAACGTGCCGCGGGTCGGCGTGCGAATCGCGCCCATCGGCTTGCTGGTGGTGGCCTTGACGATCTTGAGCTTGTCGCGCACATAGCCGGCCTTGAGCTTGACCTGCTTGCGGATCTCGCTGCTCGCCTCGGTGCGGGTGACGCCAAGGGTGTGGTTGATCGCCCGGCTCATCGCCCGCGGGGCGCCGTTCTTGATGTGCGCCAGGTCGTCGTAGACCTCGCGCACCGCCTGCTGGTCGATGCGGATCTTGATCGGCTCCAGGGCCATGGTTCACCTCACGAACGATCAGGGGTGACGATCCAGGTGACCAGGTGGCCGTCGTCAGCCTCACGGCTCACCAGCCGCCATGTCTCGCTGCCCACGATAACGGTCTCGCCGCGCCGGGCCTCGCCCAGCTCAGCGCTGTAGCCGGTCAGCTCGGTACGCCGCTCCATGGCCGCGCCCTGCATGCCCGCCACCGTGCGCTCGATGTCGCGGTCGACGATCACCGCGATCGACACCGGGTCGCCGGTGGTGGGGGTGTAGGTGGCGAGCGACCCGGCCTCCTGCAGGATCTGCCGGGTGCCCTCGCGCACCTCGTCGTCGAACACGCCCATGGTCAGGCGCCGAGGCCGTTGCCAGCGGCAGGGCCGCCACCGGTGTCGGTTTCACCGCCACTGTCACCTGCACCGCCGCCGGCCGTGGGCGCAGGCTCGGCGGCCTTGGCCTTGGTGCGGGGCTCGACGATCACGCCGGCAGCCAGCAGGCGGTCGCGCTCGGCGGCATTCTTGGGGGTGTAGGGCTCGCCGCGGCGGGCGAGCACCTGCTTGCCTTTCTCGATCTGCCCGCGGGCGACAATGTATTGCTTGGCCATGGTGGCCTCCTATCTATGGCATCGGTTTATGGGTGCTCTGCGGCTGCATGCCGGGGCCCGCCAAGGCGGGCCGGGCATCAGACAACGGTGGAGAACAGGAAGGCGTCAGGCTCGTGGAAACCGGGCAGCGGCGCGGACTGCATCATCAGCCAGCGCACGCTGGGGTCCTTGGTGACCCAGCTCTTCGGGTAGCGGTCCACGTCGAACAGGGCGCCCTCGATGGCCTCCATGTCCTGGATGGCGGCGTAGAGCATGCCGCAGCGGCTGTTGGTCGGCCCCACGATCAGGCCGCCGGCCGGAATCATCGGCTGCTCGGTGCCCGCATCGTCGACGTACCACTCTTCGTAGGCGTAGAGATCCATGCCCGGGTCGTTGAGATAGCCCAGGTAGGTCACGCCGTCCGGCAGCTGCTCGGGGCGGATCATCCCCAGGTCGACGCGCCGTGTGTTCAGCTTGTCCAGCACGTTCTTGTTGTTCAGGAACGCTTCGGCGGCCTCGCTGCTCATCACACAGGCGTTGGCGGTGCGGCCACTGGCCTTGGCAATGCGCGACTTGTACTTGCGCAGGTGCGAGATCGGGTCGACGGTCGGGTCATCCCAGGTGTCGACCTCGGTGACGAGATGGTCAGCACTCATCTGGAAATCGATCACGTCATCGACACCATCGCCCTTCACCTCGACCTCGCCGGTGGTCAGCGCCTGGGCGGCCATCCACTCCTCGCGGCGGTTGATCTGGTCGTCCAGGTCCTCCATGTCGCGGGCGAGCTGGTCGCCGGCACGCTGCAGCGGGGTGCGGCCGGAGTAGATGTTCTCGCCGGGTTGGCGGTTGAGCAGCGCGCCAGCGCTGGTCTCCAACTTGGGCTTTACGTAGGGCGGCTGGTAGCTGCGCATGGTGGCGCCGCTACGGTCGACCACCTGGCCGGGCCGGTTGGGACGCACGAACGGGGCCATCTTGCGGTGCCCCTTGATGATGTCGATGTCGACGTACTGGGTCGGAGAGTTGACC